TACTAATGGACGGGGTTTTGTTTTGTCCTTTGCTTTGTCCTAGCCTCCTGCTTTGTCCTAGCCTCCTGCTTTGTCCTAGCCTCCTGCTTTGTCCTAGCCTCCTGCTTTGTCCTAGCCTCCTGCTTTGCGCCGCAGATATTCAGCAAGGAGAAGTGCCTCGGCCCGCCCGTTGTATTTCTTGAGCTTTAATTCCATAGCCATCTGGGGGAATAACTGCACCGCAATAATCCTTGATGCGTCCTTGTCTTTCCCAATCAAGCCATAATGCTTTTTCCATTCTTGAGGGGTCACCAACTCCATAGGAATATTTAACGCTGCGATCACTCCCAACCAAATGCCAAAATTCGTCCCAAAATCAAAGGTTGATCTAACTCCCTGTCCTGGCATTGAATGAACGCTCTCTATGGCGATTATTGAGTTTGAGGTAGCCAACTGTGCTAACTCCGATGCCATTAATGCAGGGCTTGACTTCGTTGTGATTTTAGTTTTGGGTTTGGCCTTGGACTTGACTGTTCCCTTGTCCACAAGTTGATCAATTAGCGTGAGGTTTGGCTTTTTGCTTTTAACCTTAGTTTCAATCTCAATAACTGGACAATCAATGAGTTTGATTCCCGATGGAGAAATGATAGCGATCGCTCCGGTTTTGCCTGGGTCAATTCCGATGAAAGTATTGATCATTTTATTTCCATCCCTTCTTAATACTATTCTGATTAGCAAAAGCTACATGATCTCTGGTGATCTGCCACTCATAACGGGGTCTTAACTCCTCTCCAATCCTGACGCAATCGGAGTCGGTATCAGTCAAGGGAATCACACCATTCTGATATTTGAACAAGGTCTTAGTTACCCAGTTAATATCTGTTAATAATTGATTCCCGCCGCGTTTCTTGGCTTCCTTAACCACTAATTCTGCTATTTGTGGATAGGGTGATTTTGCTTTTACCATACTCTCTCCTAATACAATTCAAAATTACCAACTCGGATTACCGCCATTAACAGCCTCAATCATGTATTTACTTCTACGATGCCAACCATTAGCAAATACCTTCTGAGATGGGTTCCCAGTGTAAATTGAAGTATAATAATCATCCTGTTTCTGGATGTAGTTTTTAGCTTGTTCTGATGGTGTTGAACCGGAAATATCCCACTTTTTGCCACTATTGACATACGAATTCATAATGGCTAGATTTAAAGGTTTTTGAGCTTTATCAGCACCGGAAGCTACCCAGTAATCAGTATGATAGATTTTGATAGCTTGCGGTAGGGTAATCTGTGTAACCTCTATCCCGTGCCTTTTTGCCACAGCATTGGTAATACCGTATTTAGTTTTCCCACCGCCATCGGCAGGGTGATCCGACCAACCTCCTTCTACTTTTAGAATATGTGCGATCGCCCATGCAAAACCCTCGTCATTTATACCAGCTTGACTAACAGCTTTCTTGATGTCTTCAGGGGCTTGTGCTTTGGAAATATCACCGGAAACATTACCCGATGGATTAACACCCGTTACTGATTGAATGGCGGGAGATTGTAGTAAATTGAAACCCGCAAATCCGACTACTCCTATCATCATTAAGTTATTGAAAATCATTTTTTTGGCTCCATTATTGGGATTACTTTTTTAGGGTCAATATATTTCCCGTTGAGTTTCATTCCTAAGTGCAGGTGATTTCCGGTAGATGTTCCCGTAGTACCAACTAGAGCTATGGGAGTACCTGCTTTGACCGACTGACCTTTCTGGACTAAAACTTTCGAGGCGTGGCAATATTTGGACAGGTAGCCACCGGAATGATTGATCTCAACTGCATTACCACAACCGCCCATGTCACCCGCAAAAGACACCTGGCCATCGGCAACAGCTAGGATGTTTGCACCCCCTGGCGCTGCAAAATCAATCCCGTTGTGCATTTTTTGTCCTCCCGTTACAGGGTGTTCTCTCATGCCAAACCCAGAAGATATTGTGTAGGGGGTTGAATGGGGATAAATAAACTTAGGGGCATCTTTACCTAACGTGACTGTTGAGGTTTGACTAGATTCTGTTGATTGGGGACTAGAAACTTGGGGAGAGGATTGGTTGAATTTAAGAATCCCAAAGCCCAACAACAGACAAGTAATGAAAATCCAGAAAAAAGCATCATCCAACTGTTCCTCACAATCCCTTATCCTCTCCTCCAATTTCCGGTTCAACATTGCCTTATTTTCCCCCCATATCTTGCTTGCCTATTTGTTCTGATTTATCGTTTTGGGGAACGTCAAGGTTGTAGCGCGATCGCAAGCCACCTAATTTAAACTCGCCACTAAATAGGTTTTTAGCCGTCTCTTTCTTTTCGGGTTTAGTGGAATCGGAAGATTTTTTATCATCGGTTTTGGGTTCTTCTTTAGGTTTTGCCCAGTCCTCCTTGGGTATCTGCCTAGTTATTTCTGGGATGGTTTTTACCGTTTCGGCTACACCCTTTTTAAACCACCAAGGGATTGACTGATTCCAACAAAAGTAAATCAGAAATACCCAACCCAGAACAGATCCAAAATAGAATAAAACTCTCATTATTTAACATCCTCCAGTGATTCAATTGGGGTAATGGTTGAATCGGAATCGTCACCTTGACCGGGGGGAAGTTGACGATTATTTGTGGCATTTATAGACCCGCCGAACCAATAGGTTAAAGTCCCTACACTTTTCTCGAATAATGTCTTGATAGCGGTTTCAACTGTCATCCCTCTGACTCCAAAAAAGACAAGTAAAGTTAGCGCAGAAACGAAAACAATTCTTGAGGGTTTCATAAGTAAAGCTCCTAATTAATTTGTGATTGAGTAGCTTGTTCAAAATCAACTGTTACCTTGATTTTCTTGTTAGATTCTTGTTTATTCAATGGATTGAACACTATAATTACCGACTCTTTCCCTTTAAGAAAAAACTGCATTCTACTAGAAAAAAATCCACTCTCCCTGTAACTGTAGTCTCCTGTTATTGGGTGTCGGGTCATACGACGCAAGGAAAATCTGGCATCCGAGGAAATAGTGACTAACTGCCTTAGATCAGAGGGGTTGCGAATCCGTTGCCCTTTGGGTTCGCTGCCTACATACACTAGATAATTCCCTGAGCGATTAAAAACAGGTAGCTCGGCGGTTGATGGCTTTGGAGTAGACAGTAACGATGTCACAGTAATCAATCCGATGGTTAATAATTTCAACCTTTTATTCACAACAGATACTCCTATTTATTAATTAAGACTTTGGACTGAGAGGACTGAGATAATTGAGACTCCCATGCGGGTTTTAGGTAGTTAATGTAACGCTTGTTAGTAGAACGCGGCTCTATTCCTAACTCGCTACAAATTTGTTTTAGGGGTGATGGAATCAAACCGTGGGAATATTTAAAAGCCCGAAGTTCAAGAGAAGATTTAAACAGGGCAGTATTAACCTGCTCCCACCAATCACTATCCGGGTCGGTTGATTTGGCACTGGCAAAGGTAACGTTAAATCCTGATAGGTCAGGAATTACCACGACACGGCTTTGTCCTTTGATTGTGCAGATAGCCGGGCGTTTACCTTCTTTTAGGAGTCGCTCTGCTATCTCAATTAGCCCTGTTTTCTCCCCTCCTAAATATTTGATTTGAGACTCAGGGATTGAGGGATAACAAATAATTAGCTGTGCAATATTCTCAAGGGTTGCGAGGGTAAAGCCGCCCTCACCAACGGACGCGGATTGACCCACGGGGATTAACTTAATCTTGTAGCCTCTACCCTGCTTAATGATCTCAATTAGCTTATCGAGCCGGGAATTGGTTTTGTCTGACTTGTATCGTTCCACGATACTGTCAAATTCTTCGCAGATTAGGCAAATCGGAGTCAGGTCAACTTGAATTTCTGATAACTTGGTAAAGCCGTTTCTGGCTCCGTCAACACAAGCCTTAATCCGTTTATCTAATTGGGCGTGAACGTGATCAATTAGGCTATCAATCTCGTCATCGGGTTGCTTGATCCATTCGGTGTCCAACCCAAACCAATTATTAAGATAACCGTCATTATCGGGCTTTCCATAGTTCGGGTCAGCAATAAACAGTTGACCATCGGGGTTATTCTCAAGCCATTGACTGATTATCAATCCCAGGAGTTTAGATTTTCCCGACCCCGTGCCACCCGTTAGCCTTTGATGTGGCAACGATAGAAATTCAGATACCCAACCCGAATCATCTTTGATTGATTGAAACTTAGACTTGATTTCCGGTGGGATAGCTTTGATTAAGAGTTGTGAAGATTTGGCATAACCTTTTTCTCCAAAGTCCCCTAGACTATCCAAAGCCTGACCAACTCCCCAAACTGTCCAACTAACTGATTTAGCCAAGGTATCGGGGACGGTGCGGGGTAGATCCTCAAGTTTGACCATAGACTCATCCCCTAGTATCAACCCCGCTAAAGCACCAAGGCATCCCACGCCCGCTAAATATAGAAGGATTGAATTATTAACGGGTTTACGCTCAATTACCAAAACGCTACCCCATTCTCCTTTCTGAGATTGGTGGGGTGAGATACCTTTTAAATCCTCAATCTGAACAGTCGCAGCGCTGAATAAACCAATGGCTGAAAATCCTAAACTTGCTGCAACGGCAACTCCCCAATTCTCCTTAGTGAAGTTATTTGGTTTTGGCATCTTTAGCCTCCTTTTCTGCCAATTGTTTAGCCTCAAGTTCTAATTGCTTTTGAAGGGCCTCAGTCCGCTTCTGCTGCTCGTAGGTTAAAGCTCTAAGTGTCATGGCAACCTCAGAGAACCGACGGACATCACTCGCCAAAACCGAGACATTAACAGAGGTAAACTTTAATTGAATTTGATCTGCCGATGTAGTTTCCCAATGGCGTTTTAGTGCCAAAAGATTTCCCCAAACCTCAAACAACAAATCAGCCGCTTGCTTCCGTTCTTTAGGTGAACCGTTAAATTCTCCCTCTAGCGTAGCTTTATCAAGTTTGTTAGCCAGAAAGTTGATTTTCTTAATCAGAAATAACTCAATAGAAATGGGTTTCTTTTCAATCTCAGAACGAGCTTGCAACAGGAATGTTTCTGCTACCGCTTCACTCAGATTGTTAACTTGAAAACCTACCTCGTTTAATGACTTATCTAATAGCTCATTTCGTGCCATTTCTAAGTCAGGGGATGGTTGAAATTCTCCAGAATTATCATTAGCTTCGGTCGAGGTTTCCCCTGTTGGTTCTACCGTCATTTGCTGAACTTCGGCAGTTTCAGCTACGGGAACGTTAGGAGCAAACTTCTTGATAATTCCTGATTTATTCCCGACTAAGGTAATAAAACTACAAACTGCAATAACTGTTAGTAAAACCGCTACTCGTTTTCGTGTTTTATTAGGCTTTCTAGGTTCCCTCTGAGTGGCTTCTGAATCCCCACTAAAAGCTGGTAAGTCATCACTAGGCTGTAAACTGTCTAACATCTATATCAATCTCCCTGTGCATGGTGTGAGGTTTTGGTTTTCTGGGTGTTAGTGTTTGGAGTGGTGTTTTCGGGCGAAAGTACCTTTCCATAGAGTTCAAGGGCTTCAAAGTATTCAGGACTCCCAGGCTGAAGGCAATTCAGGTGATTCTCGGTTGCTCTTTGGATCAGTTCACCCAACACAAGGTTAAAGTCTGGTTTTGTGTCTGATCTGTTGGGGCTTGTTTCCTTGTTTGATTGGGTGTTATTGCGGGTTGTGATAGCCAAGAGTGCAGTAGTTGTGGAACTAGCTACTAATCCGATAAACCCCCCATATTGCATCATTCTAACCTCTGATATTTCCGGTTCTAATGTTAGGGATAACAGGACTGAACTAATGCCACCAATCACAGTTCCAACCATGATCGCCTTAACGGGTTCTGGGATTTTCATATTGATAGTTTTGGGACTGTTCCCTGATTCGACTAAAAACTACTTGATTGCTAAATATTAAAAACCCAATAAAGAATGCTGTTAAATAATAAATAGTATTCATTAGAAACAACCTCCCATTAAAAAGGGCATGACGTTATGTGAGCAGTAAACTCCAAATAGATTAACCAAGTCGATAACGATTCCCACTTAAAACCCTCCCATTAATAATTCTAATTGTTGACTGATTTCCTTGGGTTGAGGGATTTTTAGGATAACTTCTATTCTCTCAACCCGTGTTTCTAGTTCGTTTATTCTCCGAAAAAACTTCTGACAACTAACTGGGATTTTTTGGACTTTCCCACAGCTTCGTTAAGTTGCTGTTCTAAAGCCTCAATTGAGATTTCTTGATCAAAGTCTAAGAGGTTTTCCAACTCACACCCGGACGCTTGATCAATTGCATTCTTATACTCAGGAATCCCAACCAATAAAGCCTTAGCAGACTCGATTTCATCGTCTGCAATTTCATTTAAGAAAGCCAATTGTTTTGCTTTTTTAAATAGTTTAGCATCTTCCCGCCCGGAGTTTTGACCCGCAACAATAACGGCTTTAGTGTTAACGATCGCGTTATCTTTAGCTTTCTTTTGGGTCTTAACAACTGCATCATTGAGTTGATCTGTTGTACTCCCTTTGGTGATAGCTGATTTAGGCTGTTTCGGTTGTTCCGTCTGGGTTTGGGGTTTCCGTGAGTTCTGATATAACTCGGTAAGTTCCTGTTCCGTTGTGTTGTCGGTAGCTTGAGATTCTTGATAGGACATCGACTTTAAACTCCTTAAATAGTTGTGTTGTGTTTAGCATTAACATCTTCTGGAAAACTTCTATCTCGATAGATAAACCGTTGTTTAAACAGTGGTGATAGAGGCTTTGGAACTGATAGTAGGTATGGTGTGGGTATTTGGAACTAACAAAAATATGCAATAGGTACAAGATGTTTAATTCCGCCCAATCAACAGGTTTTCTTGTTATCCCCAAAACCCCTTTTCTGTCTGCGATTGTCTGGTGGGAAACCTTGAAAATCAACTGAATCTCTTTTGAGGAAAATGGTTCTAAAGCGTTTTCGTCTCTAAGATCTATTGTTTTCCTAATTCCCCCTTGCCTCGATCTAAAGTCGCCCATTCATGGCTTCCTATAGTCCTCCGTTCTGGGTTTACTCAGGCTTGATTTAACCTGATGTACCAATAGTAAACCCACCTCTAAGGGTGGGCATAGGGGAAAATACATCTGGGGTGGAATTTGCCACTACTGATTATTCTTTTCCTGCCATTCCATAACATAAAGCGTGTGTTTGCAAAATCGTTTCAATACATCTCGGTCAACCCATAAGTCCACAAAGGTATTATCTTGATTAATCGTTGCAATACAGTATTGACCATTAAGGTTTTGCCCTAATTTTATTTCCCCTTTTAGGTGATGGACTTCTTGAGAGTGTGAATAATTGTCCATTATATTTTTCCCTCTGATTGTGCTAACAAACCTAAGTGGCGACGAAATTGAACGTATTGGGGTTTAGGGTCGTAGCCTTTGCGACGGTGATTTTTTACCGTGTCAGGGTCGGCTCCTGTTAACAATGAAATTTGGTTGATGGATTTTCCGGTAAGTAAACGAAATTCATCTACAGATAGTTCTTTTTGTGCAAACATTGTAATAGCCTCAACTGGGTTAAAGAATGGGTTGGGGTGGGGCTGATCGGCTGATATCCGGTCAGCCCCTTTCAGTATTTGTGTTAATGTTATGCTGATTATATGCTAAACGACATAAAAAAACAATGGACAAAAGGTATAGAATTACGATTAAGATCCCTGCGTGGCATAATAAGCGATTAAGGGAATGGGCAGCACTCAAGGGTGTAGCACCCACAACCTTGGCGGGTAACGTATTGCAAGCTCGAATAGAAGCAAACGACCAACAAATTGTGGCGATGTTAAAGTCTCGGTCTGAGGATGAAGGATTAACTATTGAGGAATTTATTAAAAAGATTGTCAATGATTCAGATGATCAAGAAAAGCCCACTAGGTAGAGTGAGCTTCTTTGGAGTTACCGGGACTAAAACAAACTTAATTGACCTTCACTAACCGTTTTACTTTTGGGATTGTTCCACGACTCCCCCCTAGAGTTTACACAATTTCGCCAGTGAGGGTAGGTTTTAAATGGCTTGCCTAGCGCGATAAACTTTTGAATTAACCGCAGTTCCTCAAGCCATATCTTGTAGGGTGAATGTTCCCTGATTCCGAAGGGGTAGCGGTCGTTGCAATACTTCCGGGCATCCTTAGAGTTGGTTTGTTCGCCCAAACAAGCGCATTGCATCTCATACTCAAGGAGGGAGTTTGATATTCGATTAATCGCATGATCACGCCACGATACTGATTTTTTCATTTCAACTACCTTCTGAACGATAATTCAACCAATACCAAAAAGCAATGATCTGGTAGTCGTAGCGACTTTTGCGGTAGACAAGATTCCACCATATTTTAAAGTTAACTGTGCAGTCATGGATTCCGTCATAGAGTCCGCCACGGGTTTCGTCGCGCATCCGATCAAATAATTTCATTGTTTTAATCCTCTAGGGTCTGAGTAGTGGCAATCATAGGCTTGTAATATTTAATTGAATGGGAACCTCGTAGCTTGTCAGCAAACCCTTTTTACTCATCTTTGCTAACTCAACCTGAACGTCTGCTATTTCAAATTGAATCTTTTTCTCGGCTCCCAATGGGGTGACTCCATCACAATTCAGGACTTCAATTAAATTCTCTAGGGTGATTTTTATATCCTTCTCAGTCCCATAAAGAAGGCGAATCATATAGAGGATGTAAGTAAATTTATTGATCCCCCCTGATATCAAGTCACACTGCAAGTTATAGATGTCTAAGTGTAGTTTTCCCTGTTTGTTCATCATTGTTCCCTGATTCTTTTCAACAGGGGACTTGTCTGCAAACTGAATAACGTTATCAATTGATTCAGACTCGGGTTCAACTTGTAACATGAGATTCTCCTATCTAATAAATGGAATTGCATTGTCTTTTAAAACCTCAAACCACTGCGCCTCTGTTGGCATCAGGTGTTCGTTATTTTTGAATGGATAAGGGAATATTCTCCTTGCTATTTTTGACGCTGCGATCGCATCTCTTTTTGTAGCAAACCAACCAGGAAAACGTACCCCAAACGGAATATAAGTTATCCCCCAATAATCATCATCAAGTCGGTTAACTGCCAACCATTTTCTAGCTGTGGCTTGAGCTTTTCCTAGTCCATAAATTGTCTGTGTTGTAATTGTTTTTCTCATATTCTCCTTGTCCTTGTAATAACCGAAACTGGTGTACCTTTCCAGTTTTCCTCAATAAAAAACTTGTCATTGCCTAGAAGGTTTAACCTTTCACATTCCTTTCTAGCTTCGCTGTGTCTTGAACTTGAAAATACAACTTGACCTAAACTATTCTTGACTACAAATCCTTTAAATTCGCTCATTATCCTCCTGTTAATTTGTTAAAAAATGGGGTAGATAAAGGGTCTTTCCTACCCCTGATTCGTCTTACTTACACAAACACCAGATGACTGATGATCCTCGTCTAAACATCACCTCCTTTCTGTTGAGTTGAAGTTATGCGATCGCCAATTCCCCTGAAGACGGATTAACCTCAACAATCTCCCCCAAGGCAAGAATAAAAACCTCTGTTTCCTGTCCTATAGTTTCCTCTCCATCACTCCATTCAGGTTTGGGGATGCCCTTGGTAATTCCTATTAATTCAATAGTGAATGATGGAACTTTTAAGCCATAGCCGTTTCTAAACTCAATATGGGTGATGGGTTTGTCAAATCGGACATCATAATAAGGATCGATTTTTCTGTATTCCTCTTTTTTGACCCCCGATGCAATCATGTCAAACCATTTTCTTTTAATGGCTAAAACTAATGTGTTCATAGCCCTTCTCCTGCTCTCATTAACTCATTAATCCATTTGGTTCGGAGGCGTTTTGCCTCTTTCTCACTCTCGCAGGGCGGCTGGTACTGACTAGAAAGAATGGTGTTTCCCTTTAATAGAAACCACTTGATACCTGTTAACCACCAATCCCCCTCTCTTGTTCCCCAAAGTTCGACACCTTCTGGCATCGCGCAGTAATCCTTGTCATAATTTGAAGCTATTATTCGGACTTCTGATGCGTTCATAATTTCTGTGTTGTAGAGTTTTGAATTGGGGGAATTTCACCCCCGGAGTTGAGTTAAGAGTCAAGGCAATTACTAGAAATCAATACCCGCAGCCGCCAATGCTTCCACATCACTAACAGGGGGTAGCGCCGCCATAATTTGTTCGGGTTGAATCAAGGGGCGTTTAGGCTGTAATCCTTGGATACAAAAATCTTTAACTTCAGAATCAAAGCCAACAAAGTAGTTTTTCCATGTTTCTAGTGTGGGCTTTTCGTAGCTCACAACTTTACACGCGGGACTTTTTATTTTATCCCCTGCTAACTCGCGTTTGGTAGTAAAAGCAAAAACACAAAGGGACTTGAACATCTGTGTTTTTTCACTAGCGGGAATGCCATTAACTATGGCGTGGCACGATGTTAAGTCACTGATAAATTTTCCCCATTCAATTGAAAAACTAGCTTGAGCCGCGCCTTTCAATTTGAGGCTTAAAGGTACTTGGTGCAACGGCTTGTTATTTTCGTCAAGTAAGATGATGTCGAACGCCTGGAAGTTTTGAAAGTTATCATTTTCTTTGTGAATAGCTTTCTTGTAATAACCAGCAAAAACAATATGTTCTTGTTCTTTTGTCGCGGCTTTATCTAATGCCAGAACTGGAGTCCGAGGACAAACGAGTGCGCGCATTGACGTGAACAGCAACCCTTGTTCTTTTTTGTCTCCACTTGCAAAGGCATAATCAATAAGGGTTTTTTCGTCAAAGTTTAACCATCCGGCTTTTGCGGCTTGATCAATGGGGATAAAATAACCGCATTGTGACGGGTCTTCCCCTCGCATGGCTTGAATGCGGGGAAGTTTTGCATCTGGATTGATGTATTCCTCAGACGCAAATTCATCACGGATGACGGATTTACCCTCGTCCATTGGTTTAATTTCAGTTTGCATAACTTCGGTTTCAGTGGTTTTTGTTGTGGTTTTCATTGGATTTCTGTTAGGTTTATTCGGGCTTAATCGCACCGCCCCAACGCTTCACAAATCAAGGTATTTATGAAGCGTAAGGGAAGGGTGATTATTAGTTGCGTGCTTTGTACATATCAAAAGGACAAAAATCGTCATCCGGCATTTCAGAAAAGAATCTGTCGCTACCGTCAGCAAATAGAATAATTCCCCCTGAATCGTTGGGGTTCTTGATAAAAATGTCCCCCGCTGGATTTAAAAAATAATCCAGACTTAAACTAGATCCACGATCAGATCCGATCTCATAGGCTCTATCTAAATTTTTTCTGTCCATGTTAGTTTTCTCCAAGAATTGAATTAATTAATTCGTTAAACTCATTCATTGTTCCCTGTGGAATCTGCTTAATAATTGCAGGGATCAAAACATCGTCAATCTCAATACATCGGTCGTTATAGGTTTCGTTGAACTCGACAATGAAGTCGCGTTCTTCTATTAATTCGACAAATCTTTTAGCTAACTCTTTGACATCATCCATCACGCCACCTCCTCCTCAGTCCATGACTGCTCAATTAAGCAGTCGGCGGCGAGTTGAAATGAGCTATGGCGGGACGTGCTGTATTGATACCCTTTTCCGTGAACCAACATCTCGGAAACTGCATAATAATCAGATTTGTACTGAACCACAAAACCCAGTTTCCAACAGCCTGCATAAACTGCCGTTCCCTGTTGTTTGGCTAGTGCCACAATCGTTTCTTGAGAGGGTGAGGGTTCAGTAACAGGTTTTGATTGTTGAATCTGTTCCCAGTAATTCAAAATTTGATTGTCGGATAAGTGTGTGGCACGACCATCTGTTAACTCAATTCTCACGATATCCTCCTTATATTTGACGGCTAAAATCTCATCAGGCTCGTAGCTACAAGTACCGCAGGAATCCCACGCCAGGACTTGTACAAGAATTTCTTTATTGCTTGCCAGTGCTAAGGCTTCTTTTAATGCGGGAGACTGGACTTGAGTGGAAATTGTTGATATCATTGTTTTTGATTGGGTTTTATCCCGTAAGGCGGTTGGCATTTGACCTCAGAAATCTGGGTGCTGACCGCTTTTGGCTTTGTATCTACAATCTTATAATACCATTATAAGATTGTCAAGCGATTTTCAAAAGTTTTTTACAAGTACCGTAGGGAAGACTGAACTAATGTCACTGCCAAGACTCCACAGCAAAGCATCCAGCTTTTCTCTACTCACAGCCTCAACTTCTCCAAGCTCTAATTTAATGATCGTTGGCTCCGAGACTGTTCCATTGGTTAATTCAGCCAACTGCCGACGCGATAATTTTGTAGCATCTCTAATCTTTCTTAGTGCTGCGCCAGCCTTCTTATCCCAGGAAATCATCAAGACCCGACTATAAGGAATCATAATTTCTCCATCCGTGCCACCGTTACTTTTTTTTATCTTTTCTTATATTGACATTATAAGATTCTTCGTTTATCATAGCAATAGTCAAGGAATTTGGCAAGACCATCTGACCAAATCCCTAGCTCCCTAGAAACAACGAAGCTACCCCCTGATGGACTGCGAGAACAAAAGGGGTTTCCAGAACCGGATTTAGCTTTGTTGAAATTTTAGGGTTAAAACCAACAATTTATTGAAACGGGAGAAATTGCCTATATAAAAACGAAAACGGTCTGATTGTAGATACCTATTTACTTGTCAAAAGCCGGGGCGAAGTTTCAAGCCTTCCCCCTTGGTTTCCTTTCAAAGATTGACTCCAACTTAACTACAAAAAGCAAGAAGTCAACAACCCAAAACCCTGTAAGAGTAAAATCCATCGTAGCCAATCAAAAATGAAGTTTCAACTATTTCAACTTGCAATCGGATCAACCTTGATCGTCATGATTTCCTCAACCTACTTATTAGATTTTGTCAACAGAGGAAGTGGAAGGGGAGAAAACAAGACCCCACCGCCAAAAACTCAAACCCTTGAGTATGGCAAATTTGCAGCGACAACACCAACAGATGAATCCCCAGAACGTGGGGACGGGAGACGCGAATGAGAAGTTTTATTTCAATTACAAGATTAGCCTTGGTGCATCCCAGCAAGTGGGAAGTGGAGGCTGCATGATTGTCATTAGAAGCGGTGATAGAACAAGCCCAATCCTTACCGATTGTCGGCTAAGTCCCAAAGCAAACGCAATACTGGCTTTTATTCTTTCCCACCCTACCCCGTGGGTTTTAAAAGTTAACGATCTTTGGCATTCAGAAACAGATGATAACTCGGTATTAGAGAGTTTGTCCGAGCTTTACAAAACGGATTATTTATTATTTTTCCGGTGGCAACTTCTGAGTGGTAATTGGGTAGAGGAGTATTTGATTTTTGAATCCTTGAGATTGAAAAATGACTACCTTCGAGTCCTTCCAGATGATAGGAAGCAATACATTTGTGACCCTCGCCCACCAGCTTATAAACGATTGGGGGGAGCATGATTGACAGCATCATTGACGAGCATTTTGGCGGCTATTCCGTTGTCCGTGTTGATTATCTCGAAATAACTGGGGATGCTTGCGCGGCTCAGATATTGCATTCCTTAGAGTATTGGACAGCCCACCGATTCAGGGAGATTGAACGAATAGAGCAACAAAACGCCGAGGCAATCAAAAACGGGGGTCAAATTACTCCGGTTCCTAGCGAGTGGCTCTATGAAAAGATTCAAACCTTTGTCGATGCCATCTGTGGGACGTTTAAGCGCAACAAAGTGATCGAGGCTTTGAAGCTATTGAAAAATAAGGGTTTCATCGAAAGCAAACCTAGTTCAATCCCTAGAGATCAAACCCTTCTCTACAGATTCAACATTGAACAAGTAGAGCAATCATTGAGGGAAGCCAAGGCTAGTAAGGGTTTTAGCTCCAAAAGGAAAACCAAATCCCAGAGTTTAGATATAAACGATGAGAGTTTAAATTCAAACCTCTCCCAGAGTTTAGATTTAAACCGCCAGAGTTTAGATTTAAACAGTGTACAGAGTTCAGATTTAAACTCTGATCTTTATATAATTCATGATCTAAATATTCAAGTCTTAAATTCAAAAGACCCCCCTACCCCCCAAGGGGAATCGGAGTGGGGGGGGATTCCAAACGAAGCCGTTTTAGTTTCAAACGAAGACCACGGACAAGAGGGTACAGAGGACTTGACTCCTCACCAAAGCCCAGAACAAGACCCACCTGTTAAAAACCATCTTCCTACTCCTGAGATCAAACATCCCGCCGCCGTCGAGTTCGATTCTCGATTTCTGCCAACGGACACAACCGCAGACAACATGAACACCTGGAACGCAATTATCAAAACCGGAGCCATGCGCGGCGAACGTTCCCCCGACCCTGAATTTTTGGAATATTACCGGGTGCTGTTAAGCAAATGCACCCATTACAGAGGGAAGGATTGCAACTCTAACCACGCCAAATCTTCCCTAGCTCAGAAGTGGAAATCCGAACCGCTAAAAATTCTGGCCGATGCCGAAAGTTGGCTCAAAGCAAAAGCTAAAACCACAGCCTCAACACAAGTCAGAAGCACTAAAGACTTATCCCTAGAAGAAAAAATAGCGGTTCTCCAACGGGTTCAGGATCGCAAAAACTCACAAGCCAAAGGAGCCTAACCATGCTTGATATGCAGACTTTCATGATCGGAGTGTCCAACCTAGAAGCGAACTTCCCAGACGCGATTTTTACCGAATTGAAGTACGAAGTCTGGTTTGAGGAACTTTCTAGCCAACTTTCCTCAGACGAATTTGAAACAGCAATCCGAAAAGCGATTTTTAAATTTCGAGCTTGCCCCACGGGAGAAGACCTTTTAGCACTCGTTAAAGAGTCCGACCGTGAATTGGTATCTAATTGTTGGTCAAGATGCCTAGAATCGCTCGCTAACCGCCTCCCGTTAAATAATTTGGATGATGCTACCCAGTACGCAATTTTCAAACTCGGTGGGATATCTCACCTTGGATCGATTGAAAGTACCCAACTGCAATACCTGAGCAACGATTTCAAGATCCACTGGCAAGCCTACCGAAAATCCCCGCGAGAATTTGAGCGCCCAGTGCAAATCATTCCCCCTGAGCAACGGGAATTTCAACCTAATGGACTCAAACCTCAACTTTCAGAGGAGCAAAAGTTAAAAAATAAAGAGGCTTTGAACAACCTGATCGCCACAGTATTCAACAAAAACGGAGCGAAATGATAGAAATGAACGCAACAATAACCATGGAAAATATACAGACAGAGGAAGCCGTTTTAGGGGGGATTCTATTAGACCCAGAAGCCATTGGTCGAGTTGCAGAAATGTTGCAACCTGAATCATTCTCCCTGCGATCGCATCAAACGATTTACAAAGCAGTATTAACCCTGCATTCCCAAGGAAAACCCACGGATTTGATGACCGTTACATTTTGGTTGGCAGATCAGAAATTACTCGAACGAGTGGGAGGACAATTAGGATTAACTCAACTCGTAGATCGGACGGTTTCAGCAGTCAACATTGATCAATATGCCAAACTAATTCTTGACAAAAAAACCCGTCGCGATCTAGTATCTTCCGCTTATAAGATTATTGAGTTAGCAGAAGATACCAGTCAACCTTTAGAGACTGTAATTCAAAAATCAGAAGAACAAATTGCCAATATTTCCCAGGGCAAATCCTCAGAGGATTTAGTTTCAATTGGTGAAACCCTGATTGATACCTTTCAAGAAATTGAAGATCGGAGTGAAAGCAAAATTCCCCCCGGTGTTCCCTGCGGTTTCTATGATTTAGATGCAATGACAGGAGGTTTTCAACGGTCGGATTTAATTATTGTGGCTGGTAGGCCGTCAATGGGAAAAACTGCGCTGGCTGTTCAGTTTGGTCACAAGATCGCTAAAAAAGGATTACCCGTTGCGGTGTTCAGTTTAGAAATGTCCAAAGGTCAGTTAGTCCAACGACTTTTAGCAGGGGAAGCAAAAATCGAAAGCACGCGGCTGCGGTCGGGAAATATTCAGCAAGATGAGTGGGAGCCGTTAACAGAGGCGATTAGTAAGTTAGCAGAATTGCCGATTTTTATTGACGATACCTCGAACCCTACTGTCAATGAAATTAAGAAAAAAGCTCAAAAACTGCAAGCCGAAAACGATGGAAAACTAGGTTTAATCCTAATAGATTATCTGCAATTAATGGATGGTGGTAGCGAGAATCGGGTGCAGGAATTGTCAAGAATTACACGGGGATTAAAGGGAATGGCAAAGGACTTAAACGTCCCTGTTATTGTCTTATCTCAGTTAAATCGAAGTGTTGAGCAACGCACTAATAAACGCCCAATGATGTCCGACTTGAGAGAATCGGGATCAACGGAACAGGACGCGGATTTAATAATGATGATTTACCGAGATGATTACTACAATCCCAACAGTTCAGAAGCCGGGGTAGCTGAAATCATTTTAACCAAACATCGCAACGGCCCCACCGGAACGGTTAAGTTATTATTTGATTCCCAGTTTACTCAGTTTAAAAATATGGCGAGGTCAAGATAGAAACCCACTAATTATCAAGGAGTTTGAGAATGCTAGAAAATTACAAGAACACATGGACAGAAGCTGAGATAGAACAACTTCTACTTTTAAAAGACAGCAAAAAAACTCATGCGCAGATTGCTGAAATTTTAGGGAGAACAAAAGCATCTATTGATATCAAATATTCAAAGGTTAGAAACAACCTAAAGGAATCAAGTTGGATATGGACACACGAGGAAACTGAAACCTTGATAGCACTAGCAGAAACTTTACCGTTCACCCAATTAGTTATTCGATATAATCAACTAGCCGTTAAAAAAGGCTATCAAGAGCGAACAATATTATCCGTTCAAAATAAGTTATTAAATCTCGGACAAAGCCTAAGACCTAACAGTGGTTGGTATGGAGCCACGGCAGTTTTTATAGGACTAGGATTTTCAAGAGAAAGGATTCGTGGATGGATAAATAACGGGCTAAAACATCACTCTGAAGGCACAAGACAGTTTTACATTCGGAATGATCATTTAGTGGAATACATCCTCTCGCATCCTGATTGTTTAAACGGAATCTCAGACGATGGGGTTCGTTGGTTTATTGCTTTATTAAATGAAGACAGGGAGATGAAAAAACGTGATGGTAGACCAGAATCCGCCCGTTCATTAACCGCTTAATCTTGACCGCGCCCTTGATTGATTAATTCCATTAAACCCAACAAAGGAGATTGACATGACCGTAACAACCAAGATATTTGAAAGAGTTTTAAAAGTTGGTGAGTGGGTAGAGATTGACCCACACAAACACCGCCCATCTTATCTAATAAGAGGTACAGCATGGCGAGTTGAAAGTTTCAATGTATTAAAACAAACCTGTCAAGTAACTAACTGTAAAGAGGGAAGTTGGCACAGATCAGAAACCCTAGACTTTGAGGAGATTTCCGACTCATCCCCATTCAAAAAAACTGATATTGTGCAATTAAAAAAGGATAGCCGTTACATCGGACGGGTGATTATGTGCCGGGGGAATAAAATCAAAATTCAGTGGACGAAAGGATTGGCAGAATCCTTAGACTCGGACAAGATAAAACTATTTATTCAGATGGTCAAAGGGGAACAAATCCCCCTCGGAAATTACGCTTTCCAGAAAGGCGATCATGTCAAAACTACAGACAAGAATTTTGGCAATGTAATCCTCACTGTAAAAGAATGCTTACCCTCTGGAATGGTGATGTTGAGTTCATCAAACGATCCTAATTTACTACTCCCCGGCTGTGGCTTAACAGTTGTTGAGGAGGGTTTCTAATGCCAACATTCGCAACATTATTCATGGGCGGAGGCGGTGCAGATTTGGGGTTAGAAGCCGCGGGTTTTGAGTCCATTTGGGGGATCGAACGAGATCCTAAAATTGCAGAAGTAGCACGATTAAATTTCCCCAATACCAAAGTATTCAACTCTTGTGTTGGTGAAATTCGCACTCATCTCATGGAGCGGGTTGATCTACTTTGGATGAGTCCCCCCTGCCAACAATACAGCAATGCACGGCGGGGTGATATTCCTGACCATAAAGATAAAGATGCGGGGCTTTATTGCTGTGATTATATTGCCATATTATCCCCTCGATGGGTGGTTCTCGAAAACGTCCCAGGATATGCAAAATCACCAACTTTTGAGGCGATATTGCGATCGCTAATTGATTGTGGATATCGCTATCATTGGTTAATTTTAGACGCGGCGGATCACGGGGTTCCGCAAAACCGGAAACGGTTGATTATGTGGGCAGTTAAAAATTCAGAACCCCTCCCTTATTTTCCTGAATCAAAACCTAAAAAGGGATGGTATCAAGCCATTAGTGATTTAATCCCAGAAATGCAGGATTGTGAGCTTGCGGACTGGCAGATTAAGCGATTGAATGAATTGGGATATTTGCCAGAAAAAGCCTTGATTGATATTGGTAAACAACTCATTAGACAGGCTACAGTTCGGGAGTCAAACGATCCAAGTTTTACTATCGTAGGGGGTCACTGTAATTCCCATTCTCCCATCCTATTAATCCCCCGTGCGGGAGCCTGTATTAAGAACATTTTACCGACTCCACAAAACAAGCCTTGTCCAACAATTCGAGCTATGGCGGGTGTTTCGACCCATTGGGCGGACATCGTACAGGGAAGTCAAATCAAACGGATTAGTCAAAAAGCGACGGCACGGCTGCAAACTTTTCCCGATGATTACAAATTCCCAGAATCCAAATCTTTAAGTCAACAAATAATCGGAAATGCCGTGCCGCCGTTGTTGGCGAAAGAGTTAGGTCTGGCAATCTTAAAATCAATTAATCTTTATGAAGACAACTAAAAAAGGATTTCAACCCGCCCAAAAAATTCATGCCAACGACCTCCACACATTCTCTTGTGAGTGTCTCTGGTATGATGTAGAAACCGACGAGGAACTTCTATCTGAATTATGGACAATTAAACTCGATAAAAGGCGATTCAGAACCGATGTCAGGCAGGCTATTGTCACAGGACTTATCTATTGTTTTCTCGAAACACCGGAAGCAATAGAGCGACGTATTAACAGGGTGTTTTTTTGGAATAATAAATCCCGTGCTTTTGAGCCATTAGGGGCGGTGTCTGACGCTCCGATGACCGGATCTAGTCCAGTTGATTTTGAAGCCGATCCGGTGGTGGCTTTTGAGAGATTAAAAGCCCTTTGTGTCGAGATTGAGATTATCAAGGTTGACGATTGCTCTTGACCTTTTAAAAATATATAAATAAACTTGTTTTTTTTTGCGTTATTCGTGTACAATGTAAATAGTCAAGAATCAAGGTTTACCAGTTAACGATTGCATTGTTTCTTGACTAATTTGATACCAGTATGAAGCCAACGCGATTATTGTTGGCGGTAATCCTGGTAGTTAACGATTGCATTGTTTCTTGACTAATTTGATACTAGCTGACTATATTATAATTTGATCGTGGGTGAACGTCTGCTTCATGCAGTGTTGTTAAAAGATTTATTTCTTTTGACACTAGCCCACACCTTGCTTTAAAGTGTAGATCATTATATAATAATAGAAATACATCAAACAACAAAAATTATGATCAATTCTTTACGATTACTTAATTTTAAATGCTTTAAAGATCAAACTATTCCACTCAAATCCCTGACACTGTTGACAGTTAATGATTATCTTATTTCTTGACTGAAGATGCACAAAAGAGTAGGAGACTAATGGACAAATTCAAGGTTGATGTTTTATCGAAAACAGCTAATCCCCAGACAATAATGTATCTGGCTCTCCATCAGGATTATAGTGAGGATTATATATATGAAAGCCTTGATAAAACCCCTTCTGAAATTAAGTGTGGGGAGATAGCCGTTAAACGATTACTAGAGGGAAATAGAGGACACTTTGGAGTGTTAGAGCACTGCCACATCGTTTTTAGTGTGGGATATTTCCCCCATAGTGTGATGCAACAGGCAACCCGGCATAGAATAGCTAGTTTCGATGTTCAATCTGGGCGCTACTCAGGGCAGAGGATTGTTGATGTAATCAACTTCAAGAGAAGTTTAGAAGATGTTTTTTACCTCCGTCCGGTGGGGAATTACAGCGATCGCCAAGGCAAAAAATATTATTATTCACCTGAATTAAGAGAAATCCATTTACAACACTGTGTAGATGCTTGTGGTTTGTATAAACAAAACATTGAGTCTGGGATGAGTGAAGAACACGCCAGGGGTTTGATACCTTTTGATTTCCGTCAGCATTTTGTAATGAGTTGCAACTTGAGATCATTGCTTCATTTCCTTGATTTAAGATTCAAAAAAGATGCCCAGTTAGAGATTCAAAAACTCTCTGAAATGATGTGGACACATACTCAAGAATGGGTTCCCCAAATTGCGGAATGGTACGAAAAGAACCGATTAGGGAAAGCTCGGCTTGCTCCCTAATTTTGCTTTCTGGAATAAGGAAAGCTGTATCGTCAGCCTCTATTATTGATCCAATATCTTATCAATTCCGAGAGGGATAGATTTCTTGAGGATGCGATCGCCTCTATCCTCTCCCTCTCAACTTCTGAAAGCCTCACCCTGACAACGGTTGGGCGGTTAAAAAGTTTTTTTGATTTAGGGGTTGACATATTTTGATTTTGTAGCTACAATAATTTAGTATAGAACACAAAAAAAGGGACGCCGCCAAATCGGGCGTAAAATATGAAAAACTCCACAATCTCTACTAAAAACCAAATCCAAAAACGGATTGATCAATTAAATAGCTTGATAGTCAAGTTTGCCCGCGTCCGAAGCCTAGTTCGGAAGTGGGCTTTTGAATTGACTCAACTTGAGGGTCGGCTGGAATCCTTGAAAGCGGTGGAGATTGTGGAGAAACCAATACAGTTAACTGTGCCTGTTATGAAAAAAATAGATTGGTTTTTTCCTCCTCTTGTTGGATCGGAAAAGCAAATTCAGTGGGCGGATCAACTCCGCCGCAATTTCGCTGAATATTATTCTTCTCTGGGTGGCGAACCTGGAGAGGGTGAAGTCAGAATAAAAAAAGCGGTAGCGATCGCGGTATCGTCCAAGTTCTGGATCGAAAATCGCGATTTTTGCGAAAAAATCGCCTGGGAAAATATGACCCAGGTTTTAAAGAAGTTATATGCCTTGGTTGAGATTTGCCAACCTTGGTACAGCGACTTCGATCAATCAGAATTTAAAGAAATTCTGAAAGCTAAAAAATCAATCCTCAGATTTCTGAGGATTGACAAAGCAGGTATCGTTGCCTGCTGCAATCAACAGAGCCAAAACAGACGCTTTACTAATTAAGGAGGTTTATATGTTGGATCGCCTTAAATCCGCGCAAAAGTTAACGATACAAGGGTAAAACAATGACACTAAAATTTGCAGTCAAGCTGTGGAATCGTTACAACGGTCAAGTCACAGAAGGTTTGTATGCTGGAGGTGTAGGTGCGGACTTTTTAGCCGTCCATCCCGATGACGAATTTATCACATACAAAGACAACGAAGTCGCGGCGAGAGACGCTCTGGCATTGACCCGTAAGGGATGGAAAGCGCAAGTTGTGGAAGTAGAAACTTTATGAATGAGAAACTACTACACGCCCGATATTGGAGGGCGGACGGTACGGGAGAAAATCAAACCTCCTACGACCCCCACGGATTCGGATTAAAAACTCTTGAAACTATGGATGCTCTGATCAATAGTTTGGGATTAAAACAAGTTGATGGGATATCTTTATGTGGTGTTCTGGTCAATCATCACAAAGCCAAACTTGCAGATATTGGGCATCAAGTCCATATCGCTGCTACTTCTGAACAGTGGGAAGCTGCGAAACAATATTGGGAATCAGGAGCATTTGATTGATCAACAATTGGGAACTTGAGATCCCAAACTCCCAAAAACCCCACGATATAAGGAATTAACTATATCAAGAATACATTGGGGTGGTAGGGGTCGCAGGTTCAAATCCTGTCGCTCCGATAGAGGTAAAAGCCGGATTCTGTAAGGGATTCGGCTTTTTAGATCCACGATCCACCGCCCGTCGTTGCCAGATTTATTTCCAGATGGTGAATAATCTGTTATAACTGGGGAATAGTTACATAGGATTTTTTATGAGGCCCCAGGAATATAGACAAGAAGTTAAGGCTAGGCTCAAGCCAGAAGATAGGGAAAAATTAAAAACCCTCGTCATCGGCATGGGTTATCGTTATTGGAGACGGGAATCAGCAGAACCCGCATGGACAGAGTTTTTGGAGGCGATTACAACGGGCGATATAATTCTTTACAAAAAAGTTGAGTGAGGGTTGATATTTTAGGATAACTGGAGTAGAGTTATAAATATAAGGATACAGAGGGCAAGTGGAAATATGACAACTCAATTGGATTTATTTGGTGATCATGTTGATACTCAAGCTAAAGATCCTATTTGGATTTTAAAGAATAGACCCGCACCCGATCCAAACTCTCCTATCGTTGTTTCCTATGGTGGGGGAACCAATAGCACCGCCATGTTAATTGCAATGGTGTTGAAAGGGATTAAACCCGATTTAATCTTGTTTGCTGACACGGGGGGGGAACTCCCTGAAACCTACGACTGGGTAAACACTTTTTCTGATTGGTTAAAATCCAATAGCTTTCCAGAAGTAACCAAAGTTCGGAAGCAAAAAACCGAGCCAACCCGAGCGAGAAAATCAATAATTGTAAACTGGAAGATGAGTTACAAATCCCTCGAATGGTTTCTCTTGTCTATATATCTGGGTTTGCTATCAAATGGCAGTCAGTATTTTGAATATTCCAGCCTTTATGAGAAATGCTTGACATTGAAAACACTCCCATCTCGGACATTTAACAGGGGTGAATGTTCAATTACATGGAAAATAGAACCACAAAATCTTTATGTTGGTAATCATTATACCGATATTATTGGTGAGACAAAAATCAGAAAATTCATAGGATATCATTATAACGAGGTTTCTCGACTACTTAATAGCAAAAAGAATCCGTATGATGATGATATCTACAGATACGAATATCCTTTAATAGATTGGGAGATTACTCAAGAAAATTGTATTGCCTTGATTAAAACTATTAACCTAGGAGTGCCACCTAAGTCAAGTTGTTTTTTTTGCCCAAACCGCAAAATAAAGGAAGTTCAGGATCTAAAACAAAACCATCCTGAACTATATGATGCAGCTTGTTTTATGGAGGAGAATTTTAACAAAAAGGAAAATCAATTTGTTGGTTTGGGTCGTCACTGGAGATGGTCTGATATTGACGATTTAACTACCTTAGAACAATTAATTATTGACAACAAACAGGCATCAAGAAAATGTGCCTGTATTGACTGATTAACACAAAAACAACTCAACCTACAGCTAAGCTCTCAATTTCCAAAACCTGCAACACCCGATTTACCACCTTATTGAACACCAACTCAGATGACTGATTGGAATTAATCAGGTGGTATTTGTATCTTTTGGCAATGTCCAAATATCCCCACCTCACCCTCTCCAAAAACAAGATATTTCTTTCAATTGCATCAAGGGGTCTGTCTTCCAATCTTGCCACAGCCGCCCGAATTGGTAAGTCAAAAATAATCACCATATCGGGTGTTAGTCCCCCCGTGACGGCTTCATTCGCTTTGATAAGGATATTAGGGTCAATCCCGTGGCCGTAACCTTGATAGGCGAGTGTGGAGGGGGTGAAGCGATCGCATAAAACAATATCAAATTCTCCCATCTTTTCCCGAATCACATCGCAGTGCCGTCGCCGATCCTCAAGAATCAAATCTAGCTGTTCCTGGGGACTCATGGAGACGGTTTTAATCTTATTCCTACACTCATCCCCATAAGGTTCTCTCGTACTCCACACAGCCAAGCTAGTTGTTGCTTCTAAGTATTCTTTCAATCTGGACATCTGAGTGGTTTTCCCACTGCGGTCAATACCTTCAAATACAATTATCATCTTCCTTTCATCCAATTCTTAATTAAATCATCCTTAATCATACTCTGTATGACCAATTCGATAATGTGTTCCTTGGCTTGTTCCAAGGTTAGGCTGTCAACATTTTGCCTGATTATTGCGAGTTTGAATTGTTGCTCCATCGTTAATTGTACAGGTTCCATTGTTTCCTCTTTTGATTAGTTGATTATGGACTATATTACTTCTGGACATTGCAATACTATAGAAAATTGATTCTATATATATTATATCAAAAAAACAATCGTTTTGTATCCCCCTGATACAAAATCTAAAATAGTTTGCTTTACCTGTTGACACCTGTTGATATTTTGTGTAGTATTAGAAATGTAGACAGGAGACAGGAGCAAACGCCATGACAACCACAACTAAAACCAAAACCACTAAAACCACACCTGAGTGGAAATGGAACAATGATCTAGGGCGTGATGCCCTGAAACTCCCTACAAAGGGGTATTACGTCGATGATAGAGGGAACATCTGGAAAGATAATGGTGACTCCATTGGTAACGTCACCCCGTTACCGAACTCCGTTAAGGTGACAAAACTGGAATGGGTTGTCACCCAGGAAGAAAAAAAAGAAATCATTACCTGTCAAAAGTTAACAGGTAGCCACAAAAAAACTGCGACTCCCGCCCGTCGTAAAGAATCCCCCGATGGGATGCGGGGTGGTCGAAGTCAATGGGGCGAAACTCCTAGTCCTAAAGCCCACTTCGTAGCGGACGAGTACGAGGTGACTGTCACCTACACGGCTTTGGTTGCCGTAAATCAATTCGGGGAAATTATTAAGGGAAAACCCAAATTTCCTAGTGCCACAACAGTGGCTTATGAAACGGGCTATGGAGAAACCACAGAATATTCTGTGACCGATTTGGCGGTCTTAGACTTGCCATCGGAAAAAACCGAAAAGGTCTACACAGACCAACGGGAGCATTTTTATGGAGAGGCAATCAAGGTTGTCAAAGAATACCTTGACAATCTTGATAAACCCGCCGACGGGTTATTAAAAGTCGGTGACATTGTCAATCACCCCGTATATGGACAGGGAATTGTCACAAAGGCTTTCGGGACGAAAAACCCCACCTACCAGTCCGTTTGCGCGGACTTCCCTTGCGGAAACAAAATGGTAGGAAAGTGTGACCTGATATGACCCATTATTTCGGCTACAAAGTCGAGATTAAAGATAAATCAGGGAAGTACGCCTGGTTTATCTACCAAGACGGGGTAATCATCTTTTCAAGTGGCTACGATTACCCCACAGAAGCCACAGCCTATGACTGCGCTTGCAGTCGCATTGACACATTATTTTATTAGGAGAAAATCATGAAAATCATCAACGCCACTCCCCATCAAATCGTCATCTGTAGCAACCAAGGGGTTGTCCAAGATCCTAAAACCAAACAGTTCACCGCTTCGGCTGTTGAGATCCTCCACACCCTGCCACCATCGGGAATCATCCCCCGCGTGGCGATGGGGAATACCGAAGCCGAACCCATTTTAGGTATTCCAGTCCAAAGCGTTCAATATGGCGAGATTGAGGGACTCCCCCCTGCGTCTCCCGATGTTTATTATGTAGTGTCGGGACTGGTAGCAGCAGCCGCCGTTAAAGTGAACCGGGCTGATTGCCTGGCTCCGGGTGCGCTAGTCCGCAATTCTGCCAACCCATCAGAGGTGTTAGGCTGTCTTTTTTTGCAAAAGCCCTGATTGTTGGTGACGGTTGCCCCCGGTGTGGTAGTGACAGGATAGTCAAATACGGTTACACCGAACACGGTCGCCGCCGAATGAAATGCAAGGATTGTAATAAATTATTTTAAAATCAACCCTCTAAATATTTAGAGGGTTCTTTTTTTTGATTAGTTCAGACTCAGTAAAAATAATTCCTGTTCAGCTATCAGTTCCCAGTCAGATCGGTCTTCTGTGAGCCAGTCAATGGTCGCTGAATAGGCTTTGAAAAATTTGTCGCGCTTTTCCTCTAGGGTTAATGTTTGCTGTCCAAACGCTATTCTAAAATAATCCTCAAGTGACACATCGACAATGGCATCCAGTAACGCCTCGGCTTCAGGTCTTTCCTTCTTTGCTGCAAAAACAATTAATTTTCTGAAGTCAAGGAGACTAAGTGTTTTTGCTTCAGTCCCACCGCCATTGATAGAGTTTAGCTGCACAGGTTTTTCAGACCCGGTGAACCCCTTATCCTGCAAGGCTTTTAGCGGTTTTCCCTTGAGTTGTCCTACCCAGTCTTTTCCGTACCCCACGGCGATCGCGGCTGGGAGCAGTCGAAACTATGGAAGCCCAAAAAACAAATTAAAGAAGAAGTCGCTTTATTTCTTGATTGTTGTCATGCTTTTTCTGCACCTATTCCAAAAAACTGGGTTGAAAAACAATACTGGAAATTACCCTTTGTCAATATTTATAATGAAACCAAATTTGTACTAAAAGATGGTATTCCTGAGCCTGAATTTTGGGCTAATTATTCAAGTTATGATTGGATAGTTTTTTGTCAATTATTTGGAAAAATGATTGATTTACCAAAAGGATTTCCTATGTATTGTAACGATATTCAGCAATTTGCTAAAAGCCTTGGCAACCCTGAGTTACCAAAACAAGATGGTGCAGAACATAATGCTTTGGAAGATGCCAGATGGGTTAAAATCGCGTATCTAAAATTAAGATGTGATGAGGTTAATGGAGTCCAATGAGTATAATATTTTATCCACTTTTACCCTTTAGTGAATCTACCGATGAAGCAGATTCTATATTTTTAAATGATTATGTTATTCTTTTCTTTCCTATAAGTCAGTGGTTGAAAGTAGGTTTTAAGAACAATCAGATTTCTAATCATGGTCAGTTTGGGATTAACTTTTTTTGGTTTATAATATTTAAACAATATATCCCTTTGAGAGAAAATCCTAAATTCAAATGATAAAACAAATAACCGGATTTACAAGACAAGAGGCAATTCAGTTAACTAACTGCACATCAAGCCGAATTGCTTACCTAGAAAAGATAGGGTTAATAATTCCAACACGTCACGGAACAATTGGTGGCAAACCCACGGTTATATTTAGCTATGGGCAACTATTGGGGATTCAAGCTGTTCGGGAATTAAGGCTAGAGGAAGTACCATTGTTAACGGTAAAAAGACTTGTCACCTTTTTAGAAAATGCCAATCATGCTGATATTTCAAAAGATAAATTATTGATCGCAATGAACGAAGATATTTTCTGGGTTCAAAATGATTGGTCTGATTTTGCCACAAATATGCCAAAAAGTCTCAAGAAAGCCAGTAAGGAAAATAAGAATATTTCTTGGTACACATTGATAGTAATTCCAATTGGAGATATTATTAATGCGATTTTTAATATGGCTAAAAATTCAGAAGCAATTAATCTTCAGGATTTTCAACAAAGGATTAATAATTAAGCAATATCAATCCTAGCTAATTAATTAACTCCCTGCTCTCAACTTTCCTAATTCTTGCGGGTGATACAACATTAACTCTTTAAATTGTTAGTAAATATCTTTCTGTGTTTTTAAATCTTTAAATTTATCCTCTAAACATGGAACTGTGTTTTTTATGATATTAACCAACTGTGGAGACAGATTGAATCGCTTGGTATTTATTTCAATACTTTTTTCTATATCTCCATCAGCATGACGTTTACACGCCGCACACCAATCAATCAACATCTCAAGTATGTCAAAAAGGTTCATGTTATTTATTGAGCTTTGATGCTCATTTTGCTTTTGAATCAGATAATTTTCAACCTGCTCATACCCAAAAATATCATCAGGCATTATACAGCCATTCTTTATAGCCCATTGGGTTGTAAGAATATGATTGTTGATAACATTGCTAGGTTTTCTTGACTCAAAAAACTCAGGGTGATGTCTATTATGTTCATAGTGATGCCCCAACGCACTATTTAACATTTCCTTTCGTTGGTTCTCATATTCCTCAGAACCGTAGGTCAACCCCTCTAATTTATGAGTAATCTCTGCAAACATTTCCCACTCAGGGGATGACAACTTACTTCTGTCGTGGGTAACTGCTCTTTTCATCAACTCAATCTGAGCCGAGGTTAGTAACCGGACAACTAAATCAATATGTTCCCATGTTTTTCTTAGAGCGTCTTCAGTCATATTGTTGTTACTGTTTCGAGATTTACAATTGCCTATTTATATTATAATACAAACCCAATATCTTCACCAATAAAAATAACCCAACAATTAATAAATCATCGGGTTAGTGTTGTCCAATTTTAATCAGTGTGCATTATTATTATAGCACCCTATTCAAAGGTTTTCTTTCTGGAAATAAATCTTTAATTGACCTGACAGCATCAATATAAGACTTACCGAGGTATGTTCCATTCTCTCCAAAACTAACAGGGATATCAGAAACCGCCCACCACCCAGACCGACCTCTGAACTCAATATACCAATAACCATATTGGGTATTTTCTCCCGTTGTTTTGGCTATTAAATTATTTAATTGTTCTGTTTTTGTTTGCATTCGCAACATCATTTCCTCTCTAATTTTCCCTTGAAGTTCCCAGATATCTTTTTTAATAATGTCGTTCATCTGATTAGCTAATCTCATCTTGTACCCTGAATCCGTAGCATTCTCGTACTCGGTTATTAAATTTTTTAATGCTTCCGTATCCATCATCCCACCTCAAAAGTAACAACATTCCACTTCAATTCTACCTGTAATTCTACCTGTAATTTTACCTGTTCTGATATCCATTTGTCCATACA